TGACGGACCCTGATGCGTTCTTCATCATGACGGATGCGCCTCGTGGAATGATTCACTTTGAGCGTACTCCTCTGTCTACCAACATGGAAGCCGACTTCGACACAGGCAACATGCGCTTTAAAGCTCGTGAGCGTTACAGCTTCGGCTTTAGCGACCCACGTTGCGTATTCGGTTCACCCGGAGCGTAATCTGTGCTATAGTTCGGGAGGGTTTCATATGACCTCCTCCCAAACTGGGGGCTACTTCGGTAGCCCCTTTCTTTTTGTCTATTTCTCCTGTATGGTTTTTTTATTCCTGACAGCCGCATGGTGCGGCTGACACTAGCCGCGACAGGAGATCCACATGGCTAATACTACTTTTAACGGTCCAGTTCGCTCGGAGAACGGATTTAAAGATGTAACGAAAAACGCTACCACAGGCGCAGTTACGGAAAATATTTCTATTTCTCACAATGGCACAAACAGTGTCGTAATCATCAGCGACCTTCCGACTTCTGACCCATCTGTAGCAGGTCAACTGTACAGCAATTCAGGTGTTGTAACTGTCTCCGCAGGATAAGGAGATAAATCATGGCTGGTCCAGTAACAGCATATAATTGGGTTCAAGGAACCTCGGCAGCGATTGTTGGTCCGACTCGATCACGTTTACGGCAGGTTGTAATTTACGCGGCGGCTGCGGGTGCTTTTACGTTGAAAAACGGAAGCGCAAGCGGGGATACTTTGCTTACGCAAAAGTTTCCTACAGGTCATCATGTAATGAACATTCCTGATGATGGCATCATCGCAAGTAGCGGTGTTTATGTCTCAGCGTTTACAGGGTCGGCTAACGAACTTACGATTATTTTATCGTAGGAGGATCCAATGGCTTACGACATCCGATCCATATCTCAGGTCGGGACATCTGAGCCGTTTGAGCTTCAAGTGGCTAGGGGTCAAATCTCTGGTCACTACGGTCTTTTTAAGTTCGGCAACAACGCTACTGTTGTAAACAGTTTGGAAACCATATGGGCAGAAGGTGGCCTTTATAGTTACCTGACTGCGGCAACTGTTCTAAAAGTTTCTAGCTCGTCTACAGACGACACTTCTGCGGGAACAGGCGCAAGGACAGTTGAACTGTTTGGGCTAGACGCTGATTACAATCAGATAAATGAACTAGTCACCTTAAACGGGCAAACTGCTGTAAACACCACACAATCATTTTTACGCATAAATCGTATGATTGTGCGTTCTGCGGGATCGGGTGGAACAAATGCAGGTGTTATTTATGCGGGAACAGGTACGGTAACGACAGGTGTCCCTGCAAATGTTTATGCTTCCATAAACGGAGTAACGGGATCAAATCAAACTCTAATGGCTCTTTGGACCGTCCCTGCGGGATACACGGCGTACCTGCTCCAATATGAGGTATCTAATGGAACAACATCTCAAACACCGGCAGTTTGTAAACTAATTTTGGCGATAAGGCCGTATGGCGAAGTGTTTCAGTCAAAAGATGTTAAGTCTTTGACAACAGGTATGCACATCGAAGAAACATTTTCATTGCCTATAAAAATAGAAGAAAAGTCGGACATAGAAGTACGGGCAATATCGTCCTCCGCTTCTGTAAGTTTTGATATTTCTGCGGCGTTTGAGATTGTTTACATTAAAAACCAAGGGAGCTTGTGATGCCTAAGATCGACAAGTCCAAGATGAAATGCAACAAGCCAAAACGTCAAGTTTCTGGTGGCAAAAAGTTTGTCGTTAAAGCCTGTGACAAGGGAAAAGAAAAGATTGTCCGTTTTGGGGACGCCAATATGACTATTAAGAAGTCAAACCCTAAGCGTAGGAAATCGTTCCGCGCTAGGCATGGTTGTGACACAAAGAAGTTGGATAAACTTACGGCCCGTTACTGGTCGTGCAAGATGTGGTAACGTGATGAAAGTGAACTTTTCGGATATAACATCGGTTATCGTGGTTGGACTTTTAGGCTGGGGCTCAACCCAACTCTATGCGATGAAGTCTGATTTAGCTGTTGTGTCTTATCGGGTTGAGGAAAACTATAAGATGATAAAGCCTATGTGGCAGGATTTTTTAGTAAGGCAGGCAAACTATGATAAGTCGTGGACAAATGTCCTTCCAAATATCCACACCACCGGAGGGACGGAATAATGGCAAAAAAGTCAAAAACAAAAAAAGACGCGTGTTATCACAAGGTAAAAAGCCGATACAAAGTTTGGCCCAGCGCATACGGTTCAGGGGCACTTTCTAAATGTAGAAAAGTGGGAGCCGCCAACTGGGGAAACTCTACTAAAAAAGCCGCTACTGGTGGTTTGATGACGGCGGTTGATAATCCAAAACGCCCTGCTCGTAATAGATATCGCGGTGGTGGAATCATTGCATCTGGTTGTGGTTGCGTCGAGGAGAGCAGGCGGAAAAGTACGAGGACGTACTGATGGCGGAAAAGAACTCTTTGCGAAAATGGTTCTCCCAAAACAAAGGGAAGGGCTGGGTTGATTGTAAAACGGGAAAGCCGTGTGGTCGCAAGAAAGGCGAAAAGCGCAAGAGTTATCCCGCATGTCGGCCTACGATGGCGCAATGTACGTCCGCAGCAAAGAAGAAGAAATCTTCAAAACGAATAAGTTGGAAAAACAAAAAGGCTACCGGCGGATTGGTAAGAGTGTTTTGATACGGGATTGGGCAGAGGAATTATCTAAACCTACCGCACATACGAACGGTATTGCGGCTTGTCCTTTTGCTTTGCCTGCCGTTGAGAATCATGAAGTAAAGATATTGGTTTCTGACGGTTTGTGGACGGATGTTTTACATGAGGCCGCAAAGTTTTTTAGCACTGGTTACAAAGTCACGATGGTTTTTGATTACAGTTACGATTATGACTATGATAAGTTAGAACAAGAATGCATGGCGCTTAATAGGTTTTTTGAGTCGGCAGGAATAGACATATGGCTTCTGGCGTATTTAAGAGAACACGCCATTGTTTTTATACAGCGTTGGACGGAGTTAGAAAACGCTGCTGCAAAGTTGGAAAAACTAGGGTATTATACGAACTACGACCCACAGGATTATGAGCGCCATATCTTGGCGCGTAGGAACAGGAGACAGTGAAATGCCGGGTAAGTTAAACATGGTTAAGAACAAGCAGGGAAAAATGGTCCCTGATTACGCTGCTGATGGCGTTGGTAAAATGATGCGCGGCGGTCGTGTTGGTATGATGCGCGGCGGAGAGGTCAAGATGATGCGCGGCGGTAAGGTTAATGGTTACGCAAATGGCGGTTGTGTCATGACAAAGACCAACCAAAAACCAATAATAACATGAGTTGATAAATGGCTACTTCAGGTTCAAGAGACTTTAACCTCGATGTTGGTGAGATAATCGAGGAGGCGTTTGAGCGGTGCGGGCTGGAGGTTCGCACTGGTTATGATGCTCGGACGGCGCGTCGGTCTTTGAACCTGATGTTTGCGGAATGGGCTAACCGTGGCATTAACATGTGGACGGTGGAGCAGGGCACGATAACTCTTACCCAAGGTCAGGCTCAGGAAACGTTGTTGCCTGATGTTGTTGATGTGTTGGAGATTGTGCTTCGTCGGGACAACACTGACTATGAGGTGGAGCGGATTAGTCGGGGCGATTACGTTACTCTTCCCAACAAGACTACACAGGGTCGTCCTAGCCAGTTCTGGTTTGATCGGCAGATTAGCCCTGTAATTAATCTGTGGGCTGTTCCGGAGAACTCTACGGATCAAATCATTTACTATTATGTGCAGCGGATTGAGGACGCAGACACTCTGGTCAACACCACGGACATGCCGTTTAGGTTTTACCCTTGTATGGTTGCGGGTTTGGCTTATTACATTTCGATGAAACGAGCTCCAGACAGGATCCAGCTTTTAAAGTCTGTGTATGAGGAAGAGTTCCAACGTGCAGCAGATGAAGACGAGGATCGTGTTCCGTTGAAGTTGCAGCCTAGTATTCAGTATCTGAGGGTGTAATGGCATACGCTTCGGGCAAACACGCATGGGGAATATCGGACAGATCGGGCCGTCGTTACCGTCTTCGAGAGATGAAGGTGGAGTGGACAGGTGCGAAGGTTGGCCCTGATGAGTTTGAGCCCAAGCATCCTCAGTTGTTTCCTCCGAAGGCGTCACCGGATCCGCAAGCGTTGCGTAATCCTCGCCCGGAAGGCGGGTTGCCCGAGCAAAGGGCTACACAATATGGGTGGAATCCTGTAGGGTTTAACGAGATTGAGGGTCTTTCGCCTCCCAATAACTTGGTGGCTATAGGTTCGGTGGGCACAGTGACGGTGACAACATGACGATGACATATGGTGAACTGAAGCAGGCCATTCAGGACTATACGGAAAACGATGAGACAACGTTTGTAAATAACTTACCGTTGTTTATCAGGCTGGCGGAGGAGCGCATACTAAAAAGTGTGCAGTTAAATCTGTTCCAGAAAAACCAGTTTGGCACCATGACCACTGGCAATCAATACTTGGCTGCGCCGTCTGATTTTCTTGCTCCCTTTTCGTTGAGTATTGATGTAAGCGGTGATGCAGAGTTTTTATTGTTTAAGGATTTAGACTTTGTCCAGACATACACCCCGGACCCAACGACAACGGGACAGCCGAAATACTACGCACAATTTGACGTTGATAACTTTATTTTGGCTCCAACTCCTGACGCTAACTACACTGTGGACATACACTATTTGTATCGACCAACTTCGTTAACGGCGGGAGCGGATAGCGGAACCAGTTGGTTGAGTACAAATGCTGAGATTTCTTTACTATATGCTTCGTTAATTGAGGCGTATACGTTTATGAAGGGCGACCCGAACCTTATGCAGATGTATAACCAACGGTATATGGAAGGCATTTCTCGCTTGAAGAATTTGGGCGAGGCGCAAGAAACAATCGACGAATACCGCTATGGTGCTATTCGAAAACCGAGAACGTAAGGAGACTTTTAAATGGCTTTCACAGGAAACTTCTTGTGCACCTCTTTCAAGAAAGAAGTTCTTGAAGGTCTGCACGATTTTAACGTAGGCGCAAATACTTATAAACTTGCGCTGTATGATAACAACGCCTCGTTTACAGCGGCGACCACTGTATATACTGCAACGAATGAAATTAGCGGCACAGGTTATTCTGCTGGTGGCGGGACATTGACCAACATTGATCCGACTACAAGCGGAACAACGGCGTTTATTGATTTTGCTGATTTAACGTTTAGTACAGCAACGATCACTGCTCGTGGCGCGTTGATTTATAATTCAACGAACGGCAACCGCACTGTTTGTGTGTTGGATTTTGGGTCAGACAAAACATCCACGGCGGGTGATTTTACTATCGTATTCCCAACAGCAGACGCAAGTAACGCAATTGTTCGGATAGCCTAATGACTGACATTATCGTTCCAATAGGCGGTTGGTCCCGCTTTGGTTGGGGCGATATGCCGTGGGGTCAAACCGACCTTCCAAAAGCAGTAACAGCTATTGGCTCTGTAACGGTTGTTGCAGAGGCGAATGTTCCAGTTACTGGCCTTGAGGCCACAAGCGCCGTGGGTGGCGTAACGGTTGTTGCGGAAGCGAATGTAACCCCAACTGGCGTAGAAGCTACAGGTGGCGTAGGTTCTGTAACGGTAATTGGCACCGCAGTTGTCTCAGCTACTGGAGTGGCGGGTACAGGAACCGTAGGGTCTGTCGTCGTTACCGCCGATTCAATAACTTCCGTTACGGGATTGGGAGCTACCGCTTTTGTTGGTGCAGTCACTACAACGGCTGACGCTAATGCTCCAGCGACTGGTATTGCGGCTACTGGTTCTGTTGGAACAGTAGATGTGGGAATATTTGTTACTGTAAGCGTCACGGGCGTCGCGGGGACCGCGGCTGTTGGCACGGTTACAACCACCGCCGATGCAGACGTTTCTGTATCTGGACTTGCTGCAACGGGCAGCGTGGGGCAGGTTCTCGTCTGGGGGCGTATTGTTCCAAATCAAAATCCGGGCTATAATCCCGTAACACCATCTTCCACCCCAGCATGGAGTGACGAAACACCGTCTCAAACTCCGGGCTGGGATGACATAGCAGCATAGGAAAAAATTATGCCTAGTACATATACACTGAATAACGGTATCGAACTCATCGGCACAGGCGAACAGTCTGGCACATGGGGCGATACAACGAACACAAACTTTGAATTGCTGGATACCGCGCTTGACGGTCAGGTATCTGTAACTCTTGCCGCCACGGGGTCTTCTGGTTCTCCTAATACGCTGCCTATCAGCGATGGCGCGTCCTCTAATGGGCGGAATCGTTTGGTTATTTTTGGCGATGGCGGGGATTTGGGCGGCACTGCGTTTGTGCAGCTTACTCCGAATGATGCGGAAAAGATTATCTATGTGCGCAATAACCTGTCTGGTTCGCGCAGTATTTTGCTTTTCCAAGGCACATATAATGCAAGTAACGACTATGAGGTTCCTGCGGGTACGACTGCGGTTGTGTTCTTTAACGGCGCGGGTTCTGGCGCGGTAGCGGCGAACGTGTTTAATAATGCGTTTTTTGACAGTCTGCGGTTGGGCAGCGTGTCGGTTGACAAGATTCTTGACGAAGACAACATGGCGTCTGATGACGCGGCGGCGTTGGCAACACAGCAGTCAATCAAGGCGTATGTTGATAGTCAGGTTGGCACGGTTGACACGCTTGCTGAAATTCTAGCGAACGGCAACACGACTGGCGCTAATAACATTATTGTTACTGCGGGTCAGTCTATTACCGTAGATACTATTTCTGAAACGACTGCTGCTAATGGCGTGGTTATTGATGGCGTAACCCTAAAGGATGGTGGCGCTACAGTAACGGCAGATGTGTCCTTCGGCGCCAACGACAAAGCCATCTTCGGCGCTGGGTCTGACCTACAGATTTATTTTAACGGCTCAGATGGCGTAATAAATGAAAGCGTTGCGGGTAATCTTCTTATTCAAGGCGATAACATTTATTTGCAAAACTCTGCCGCTACGGCATCCTATCTTCGTGGCGTAGATGGAGGGGCGATTGATTTACGTTATGCTGGAAATGTCAAACTCGCCACCACCTCCACAGGTATTGACGTAACTGGCACTGTCACGGCTGATGGGCTGACTGTGGATGGGACAGGTGTTGTAGGTACGTTTAGCAGTTCAAATAACAACACTGTTTTGCGAGTAAAAGGTAATGGTGCAACTAACGGTGGTGCTATAGGTTCCACAAGTTCAGATGACTTAGTTTTGCTTTCTGGCTTGACTGAGAAAATGCGCATTGACAGCAGCGGTAATGTCGGGATTGGGACGACTTCGCCAGCGTATAATTTGCATGTTTCGGGTTCAGAGGGAATTTTAAGGCTTTCGTCTACGAGTTCAGGAACAAATTTTGATATAGGTTCTGGATCAGCAGGTCAAACGTTTCTCTTTCAACGTGCAAACAGCTATATGCACTTTGGCACCAACAACACAGAACGAATGCGCATCGACAGCAGTGGTAATGTTGGGATTGGGACGAGTTCGCCTAGTGCTTTAATCCACGCATCTGGCGCAGCGGCTTCTGGCGGTGCTGTAGAGATACGCTTAGAAGACACAGCCGCATCTTCTAATTCTCGCCTTATGCGTACTGGTAGTGCTTATTCTTATGCGGGTGTAGGCGCTAATGAGACTTGGCTTTATCACGCAGGTGCGGGAACAATTAACATTGGGCCTGATGGTGCGGGTGCAGTTAAAATTGTTAATAACGGTGCTGAACGCATGCGTATTGACAGCAGCGGTAACTTGGTGGTGGGTAAAACTTCTGCTGGTGATACAGGCGCTGGAATAACTATCCAAGGTGCTGGCAAAATATCAGCAGTGCGTGACGGTGGTATTTCTGCAAAGTTTGTTAGAGAAACATCTGATGGTAGTATTGTTGAGTTTGTTAAAGACACCACCACTGTGGGGAGTATTGGGACTGATTCTACAGATATTTATATTGGAACTGGCGATACAGGTATCAGGTTTAACGATGCTGTAAACGGTGTTTTGCCATATAATACCTCTACGGGTCAAACTGATGCAACTTTGGATTTAGGCTTTAGCACAATACGTTGGAGAGACCTCTACCTGTCTAATTCAGTTAAGGTTATCACAGCAACCAATGGCACTTCTATAATTGATCTTGGCGATACCAGTGACAGTGATATTGGGCGCATTGCTTATGACAACTCTGTTGATGCAATGTATTTCAAAACCAATAATAGTGAAGCCATGCGCATCGACAGCAGCGGTGCTGTAGTAATTAACAACTCTGGTGGTGACGCACAGTTATATTTGGGAGGTACAGGCGGTTCAAACCGTATGTATCTAGCCAGAGCGGGAAATAACGGATTCCTTTGGAATGTTGACAGTGGTTATCTTGTTTTTGCTACTAACAACTCAGAAGCCATGCGTATCGACAGCAGCGGTAGGCTGTTGCTTGGAAATACAGATGGTAGCTACGCTAGTGCAAATGCCGATAATATAGTTATGGGCGATAGGACATCTTCCGCAGAAAGCGGTATTACATTTGGCTCAACAGTTGCCAGTAGTTTACGGTTTGCTGATGCTGGAGCAATTCAGCAAGGTATAATTCAGTACGTTCACAATGATACAGTAAACACTGATTATATGAACTTTTACACCGCTGGCTCAGAAGCCATGCGCATCGACAGCAGCGGTAATGTCGGGATTGGTGAGACAAACCCACAGAATACGTTGCATCTGAGTGAGACAAGCCCACAGATCAGGTTAGAGGATACTGATGCCACTGGTTACAGTAAAGTAAGTGGCTCTGCTGCTAATATCTATCTGCAAGCCGATGAAGGTAATACTGTTGCAAATACTAAAATAGACCTTCGTGTTGACGGTAGTGTAGTTGCTATTTTTGATGGTGACGGCCTAAAGTTTAACGGTGATACGGCTGCGGCGAATGCTCTGGATGACTATGAGGAGGGGACCTTTACTCCGACTATTGCAAACCTTACAAACCTGACAGGTACAGCATCTATTACTCGTGCGATTTATACTAAAGTTGGCAACTTATGTACCATACAGGTAAGAATTAGTGGGCTGACAATAACAAGTGCTAGTGCTAATAGTTTTTTTTCTGCAACATTACCGACTGCGGCAGCAATGGATGCAGCAGGTAGTCCTGCTGTTATGGGAGTTTCAAGAGGTACATCATCTTCGGCCAGCGGTATTGTATCTGATTACACAGGTGGTAATGCTACTCAAGTTCAGGTGTTATTTCTTGCAGAAACAACAGCGTCTAGTGGAACATTTGATATAGAATACTCTTTAACATACCGAACAGCATAACCACCCCTGTTGGATCACAGGGTAGTCAGTCCAACCATCACAGGAGATAAACGATGGCATTAGAAAAAATAGTAAAGAACGACAAGATCGAAACTGTCTTAAATGACATTTGGGATTTCTCGTTTGTGCAAGTTCGCACTGCGACGATCATTCGGGAAGATGGCACAGACTTGAGCCGTTCATTCCATCGTCATGTGGTTATGCCGCTTGATGACATCACAGGCGAAGATGCGGATGTACAAGCAATCTGCAACGCCGTATTCACACAAACATGCAAGGACAACTACCAAGCGTTCCTTGATTCACAGGAGACACTATAATGGCTGTAACATACGATTGGACAATTCCAACATGCGAACATGAAGTCGCAACAGGTGGGATTAACGTAGTACATTGGCGTTGCACAGCGTCAGAAACTGTAGGATCGGGCGATGATGCCGTGACCTATACTGCGTCAAACTACGGCACGGTGGGGCTAACACCAGACCCATCATCACCAGATTTCGTACCCTATGCGGACGTTACCGAAGCTCAAGCTCAAGGCTGGGTTTGGGATAGCGTAAGCCAAGCGGATACGGAAGCGGCTCTCGCTGCAAACATCGAGAACCAGAAAAACCCAACGGAAGCATCAGGCAACCCTTGGGCAGCATAGTAACTTTAACTTAAAAGGAGATCACGATGGCCGAGAAACAAACAAAAACCGTCACGATCAACGGCACTGACTACACTGAAGACCAACTGACAGATCAGCAGAAGGTTATGATTAACCATGTTGCTGACTTGGACCGAAAGATGGGTTCTGCCCAATTTAATCTGGATCAACTCGCTGTCGGCAAGCAAGCCTTTATGGACATGTTGACAAAGTCTTTGGAAGAGTCTGAAGAAGCTCAAGAGGTAGCGGCACAATAATGGAAATGAACGCGCTCATAAACTTAGGCTTAACCACTGCAATCGGTGGTTTAGGTTGGTGGATAAAAACACAACACGCTGAACTTGGGCGCGTTCAAATTCTCTTGAATAAAACAAGGGAAGAAATGGCGAAAGAATACGTTACCAAAAGTGACAGTACGGCTGTTATGAATCAGATCGTTGCGCGGTTTGATCGTATCGAAGAAAAAATAGATCGCTTAATGGAGCGATAACATGCTTTGCACGCTTATATTCATAGGATATGGGCATGTATTCATAAACGGCTACGGAAGCTGGTTTTATAAATCCTGTCACTATCAATGTGACGGCATGTATAACAAGCGCGTTTATCGCGTTGATCCTGATTATTATTGTCCAAGGAGCTTTCGTGAAGCATGATAGAAGTCTTAGCCTTAGCAGGCGCTGTAACTAAAATAGCGGGGGGCATTAGCTCCGCGGTTCAAGCTGGCAAAGACATAAACAGTCTTATGCCTCATTTTGGAAAATTGGCAAAGCTAGAAGCCGACATAGCTATTGCAGAATCTGGCAAACATAAAGGGCCATTGGGCCGACTAGCGTCTTCTGAACAAGAAGGCTTTGCCATAGCACAGGCGAAGATGGCCCACAAAGAAGCTATGGAAACTCTTCGCAGCCATTGCCGTTTATACGGGCCACCGGGCATGTGGGATTTGGTTGTGCGTGAGCAAGCTGAAGCAAGAAAACGCCAGAAAGAAGCCTTGGAAGCCCAAGCCGCTGCCAGAGATAGGTTGTTCTGGGGTATTTCATTGGCGTTAGGCGTTACAATTTTTTTGGCGGGAACCGTAGCGATGATATGGGGAGTAGACAAGTTAGCAAATGGCTGATGGTGTTTCCGCGATAGGTAATGCGCCGTTTAATGTGGGAAGCGACATACATGAGCAAACCAGAGCGCGTGAGCGCATAGAAACACATTTAGCGGAGCAACGTGTGGAGAAGGAGCATAGGGCCAACCACAGCCATTTAGAGGCTCTTGTAAAGCAGAGATTGGACTTACAGGAAAGTTATGATAGATTCGGGCGAAAGACCAGTGCGGATAGGCCGCAAGGAACGAAGTTAAACATAGAGGTGTAACATGGCGAATACCTTTGAAAAGATTCTGCAATACAAGCTCATGCCACGTTTTATGATGGTTGTTATGACTATTATGTATATCCGCGTGATCGAATGGGGGATGAGTCTTGATGATTTGTCAACGCAGCAATCTGCAATGATTTCAGTGGTTAGTGGGGCTATGACGGGAACGATAGCCGTTTGGTTGGGTTCGGAAAAATGAGTATTTTTACCGCGGCATTAGGCCCAATAGCGAACCTCGCAGGCTCTTGGCTGCAAGGCAAAGCTGATAAAAACGCAGCCGAAGCGGAGCTAAAACTTACTGAGGCGAAGGCGAAAGCCCAAATATTATTGTCAAAAGAGACAAGCGTTGCCGACTGGGAGCGCATTATGGCAGAGGGCGCAAAGTCAAGCTGGAAAGACGAGTGGTTCGTAATTGTGCTGTCAATACCATTGATTTTAGCGTTTATTCCCGGCGCTGAAGGCTGGGTAGATCGTGGGTTCGAGCAGCTTTCCAAAGCGCCCGATTGGTATTTTTACAGCCTTGGAATTGCAATTTCAGCCAGTTTCGGTGTGCGCGGGGCACAGGCATTTTTTAAGAGGAAATAATATGAGCTTTAAACTTAGCCGACGCAGCCTTGATAGGCTTGAGGGGATTGATGAGCGACTACAGGCAGTCGTTAAAATGGCTATCACTCTGTCAAAAACCGATTTCGGAGTGGTGCAAGGAATGAGAACCATCGAACAGCAGAAAGAGTTGGTTGCCAAAGGTGCAAGCAAAACCATGAAGTCTAAGCACCTTGAGGGTAAGGCATTCGACATCATGGCGTTTGTAAATGGTAGGGCGAGTTGGGAACTCTCGCTCTATGATGATTTGGCTGATGCTATTAAAGAGGCAGCGACACAACTGGGAGTTCCTATTTGTTGGGGCGCTGCTTGGGGCACGCCTGAAATGCCGTATCCTATGGACATTCGCAAATGGGAAGGCACAATGGAAGACGCTATGAACGCGTATATTGACCTTCGCAGATCACAAGGGCGCAGGCCATTTATTGATGGACCGCACTTTGAGCTTATAGATTAAATTGTTCGGTTTATTTTCAAAAAAAGAATAACTCGAACAATTGTTCAAAATGTGTATAATCGCCTTAACAGGAGGTTGCTGATGCCGTTGACCAAACTTCAATTCCGACCCGGTATTAACCGTGAAACTACGTCATACAGCAACGAAGGTGGCTGGTTTGACATGGATAAAGTGCGGTTTCGCTTCGGTTATCCTGAAAAAATTGGCGGCTGGATCAAGCAATCAAGCAATGCTTTTTTAGGCACCTGTCGTGCATTGCATCCTTGGATCGCTTTAGATGGATCAAACTATTTAGGTGTTGGAACGCATCTAAAGTATTATATCAACGAAGGTGGTGGGTATAACGATATTACACCTATTCGCGCAACAACGGCGGCTGGAGACGTTACATTTTCAGCAAGCGCAAATACACTGAGCGCAGACGTAGCCATTCTGGACACAACAATTTCCCTTACGTCAGCGTCTGGTTTTCCAGCGTCTGGTCGCATAAAAATTAACGATGAGATTATTACTTATGCTTTGATTTCTGGAAATGACCTGACTGGTTGCGTTAGGGGTGTAAATGGCACGACAGCCGCTACGCATACGTCTGGTGATGCTGTAGATTGCGCGACTTTAATTGTAGCAGATACAGATCATGGCGCGTTAGAAAACGATTTTGTTACTTTTTCTGGTTCTGCTACTCTTGGCGGTGCTATTACCGCTGATGTTTTGAACCAAGAGTACCAGATAACTAGCATTATCAACGACAATAGCTATCAGGTAGAGGCTCGCACTGTAAGCACTATAAACAGTATTACAACTACAACAGGGCTTAACCCTACATATGTCTTTGCTACTTCCTCAGATAGCGGTAGTGGCGGCGCTGCTTGCGTAGGCACATACCAAATCAACACGGGCTTGGACACCACAATCGTTGGTAACGGTTGGGGGGCAGGTACTTGGAGTCGCGGTGCTTGGGGGTCTAGCACATCTTTAACTGCTTCTGGTCAAACACTTAGAATTTGGTCGCATGACAACTTTGGTGAAGACCTTATTATTAACGTCCGAGATGGTGATATATTCTATTGGGATAAAAGCACAAAAGCTGTTTCTCCAATGGGTCGAGCCGTAGAGTTGGCCTCAATTGCAGGGGCTAATAAGGTTCCAACGATTGCCAAGCAGGTATTGGTTTCTGATCGTGATCGTCATGTTATCGCATTCGGGTGTGACTCAGAAACAAATCCGGGTGTGCAAGACCCATTGCTTATACGTTTTTCTGATCAGGAGAATGTAACAGAATGGCAGTCTTTGGTCACAAATACAGCGGGTGATTTGCGAATCGGTTCTGGCTCTGAAATCGTTACAGCCTTGGAAACAAGGCAGCAGGTACTCGTTTTTACTGATGTATCGCTACACGCTATGCAGTATCTAGGCCCTCCATTTACATTCGGCATTAACGAAATATCCACAAACATCACAATTGCTGGTCCTTTGGCTGCAATCGCTGTTGAGGACAATGTATTCTGGATGGGTGCAGAAGAGTTTTACGTTTATGGCGGTGCGGTGCAGCGTCTACCATGCTCTGTTCGTGATTATGTATTTACGGACATCAATAGTGATCAACTCCAAAAGGTTACAGCATCTACAAATACGGCGTTTTCTGAGGTTACATGGTTCTATCCATCATCATCTAGCACAGAAAATGACCGATATGTGACGTATAATTACCAGCAAAAGATTTGGTATTATGGAACTCTTGGACGTACCTGCTGGCTTGACCGCGGCGTTAATTCAGACCCAATAGCCGCGGGTTCCGATCACTATCTGTACCTTCAGGAAATAGGCTTTGACGATGGTAGCACCTCTCCTGCCAGTGCCATTTCGTCATACATTGAAAGCAGTCAGATGGACTTGGGAGAAGGCGAACAATTCGTGTTTATGAAGCGCCTAATACCAGATATGACCTTTAGGGACTCATCAAACCCAACGCCTAGTGCGGTTATGACCTTGAAAGTCCGTAACTTTCCCGGCGGGAACTATACTAATACGAACAATGGATCGGTTGCCAAAACAGCGTCTGTCCCGGTAGAGCAATTTACTGATCAGATATTTGTTCGGCTTAGAGGTAGATCGTTTGCCTTCAGAATAGAAACTGATGACACAGGTGTAGGCTGGAGGCTTGGCTCCCCAAGAGTGGAAGTCCGACCAGACGGGAGAAGGTAATGTCGAGGAATCTAAACCTCCCATTCTTCCCCATACCTCCAGAGGAGTATAGCAATCAGTATTTCGCAGAAGTATTGCGGTCTTATTCGACGTACCTGCAAAACATGCAAAACCCCGGCGAGGGGCGTAATACCTTTACAGTGTTTACGGCACTTCAAACAGATGACAGTGGCTTAGAAGACGGCGCGGTGTTTAATCACGGTGGGCAGCTTCGCGTGCCAGTAGCGCATTCTCCTTATGTAAGGGGATCGCAAGCAACAGGAGAAATTGGTTCAGTGACGGTGACAATATCATGAGCGATAGTATAATTACGATGCCAGACGGGTCTACATGGCGACCTTCAAGTAGCACAGACATGGTGCATTGTGTGAACTGCGATAACGCGGTTGATACGCCAGAAGAAGTTGCTAGTTATCCTGATGGCAACTGTCCAGACTGCGGTGAGAGTTGGACAGGAACAGAAAAAAGAAGTACAAATATTCGAGTTACGGCTCCAGAGCCTATTTCTGGCAGTACACTCTAGTATTTTAAAGGAACATTTGGTAAC